CCCACAAAGCTCAAGTTTTTTATACACCCCCTGTTTCTTAAAAAAAGTCAATTTCTAAAAATTTTTTTTAGAATTTTGCAGGTTTTTGGCTCAGTAAAAAATCGTACCCTGTCAACCCTGTCAATTTTTTTCTTAAGTATTGCTCGTAAGTCCTTGATTGTTCGTTGAAGTATCGTTCGTAAGTCCTTGATTGACAGGATTGACAGGGTAGTCACCCTTTATTCTTCTTTTTAAAAAAACTTTTTAAAAAAATATGTTTACATCGGGGGGTAAACTGGAATAGACCCTGTCAACCCTGTCAACCCTGTCAATTTTTTGTAAATGGGCTCTTATATTGGAATTTGTGCATTAGTATAGTTATGAGTAATTACGCATACCAAATCAAAGGAGCCTTGGAAGACTCGGCTAGGAATTTTCTTGGTTTGCGTGTTATTGTATGTGATGCAAATCATATGGATTGCGTAGATGTGCCAGCCGAAGTGCTGGACCATGAAACCGCAAAATATCTGGAGTTTCGCTTAAAAGTGTCAGAAGTGGTCGACATTCGCAAACTCCCACACAAAATTGAAAACCGTATTCGGGCGCCGTTAGGGCGCTGGTTGGACCAATGGGTCCTCGAAAACTTTTATGGCTATACTAGCAAAAGAAAAAGTATTAACACTTGATTATTGGAAAAGCGCCAACCAATTGCGTGTTGGCGACTACGTATTTGACAGGGAAGGCAAACCTGTCCGCATTAAGCTAATTCAAGAATACTTTCCCGCTAAATGCAACACCGTCATCTTTAATGACAACTTAGCCGTATCTGGCGATGGTAAGCTTGGGTTTCCAGTAGAGACGCCTAAGTACCGAAAAAGAACCCACGAATACAAAGGCAAGAAAAAGTTCAGAAGGCCGCTAAAGCCGATGCGTGTGGAAACCTTGGAGTCCCACCCCTTAATTGGCAAATACGACCGCTTAGAGTTTTCTGTGCCAACATCAAAACCCTTGGAGTTCCCCCACCAAGATTTACCGGTACCGCCGTTTTTGTTTGGTTTTTGGTATTTTAACAAAGGCAAACACAGAACCATGGTCGAGCCAAAAGGGCTATCAGAAATCATTCGGGCCAAGTTCAAAGACCACGGCTACAAGATTATTGATTTTAAAAAGAATACCAGAGGGGATCGTCCGTTTCAAGTTGAGCCAGCAATTCATTCCCAAATTTTGGCGCCCAACATCCCCACCAACTATTTGCTCTCCTCGGCTGAACAACGCTTGGAATTTTTGTCTGGAGTTATCCACGCCAAATCTAGGCAGTATTCGGTGAGCAAAGACACATTTCGAATTACCGATTATAATCGTAGTAATATCTCACAGCTCCAGCAATTGGTGGAATCTTTGGGAATGCGTAGTAAAGTCTATTATGACAACCACTACAAATACTACACATTATATTTTAGAAGCCGGCTCAAATTGATTGGAAACCAAGTCTCGCCTCCTGTAAAGGTTCACCAAGCCAGACGTTTCATTAAATCAATTGAAAAGATTGCACCGCAACTGTGCATCCATATTGAGACCGAAAATAAAGACAATACGATCCTTGTTGGAGAAGGATTTATCTCATGCCTTTAACACCACACCAAGAGCAGACTTTAAAGAAGTTTGCCGCAGCTCGGGCCCACTGGCCTAAAGCCGAACTTGAAGCGGCGCTATGGAGAATCAAATGGTCCCTCCAAGCACTACCACATCAACGAGAACCAGAAGATGGAGAATATGATACGTTCCTTATGCTTGCAGGCCGCGGGTCTGGCAAGACGCACACTGCTAGTCACTGGATTGGTATTAGGGCTTGGGTCTACGGCGGAACCCGCTGGCTTGTCACAGCTCCTACGTCAAACGACATCCGAGCCACCTGCTTCGAAGGCGATTCAGGACTCCTTAATATCATCCCACCCAGCCTTATCCGGGACTACAACAAATCCCTCTTCGAAATTACCCTTACCAATGGCTCCATCATCCAAGGCATCCCAGCCTCAGAGCCAGAACGGTACCGCGGTAAGCAATACCACGGGGCGTGGTTTGATGAGCTGTGCGCCTTCGAGTACCTCGACGAGGCATACGATGGCGTCCAGTTCACGTTGCGCCTTAAAGACCCGCGAATCCCGCGAGTCCAGCAAATCATTACCACCACCCCCAAGCCAAAAGAATTAATTGTAGACCTTAACGAAGGTAAAGTTGGTGGCGATGTGTACGTGGTTAATGCCAGCTCGTACGATAATAAAGAAAACTTATCAGCCACGTTCTTCAAACAGCTTGAGACTTACGATGGCACCGACATTGGCAGGCAAGAGATCTATGGTGAGATCCTTGACCCAGAGTCAGCTGGTATCATCAAACGCAAACAGTTTCGCATGTGGCCTGCATCTAAACCTACGCCAAACCTTGAATACGTGATTGCCAGTTACGATCCGGCTACCAGCGAAAAGACCATGAACGACCCCACTGCTTGTACAGTATGGGGCGTGTTTGAACAAGAAGACGCCGGCACCGCGGTCATACTGCTAGACTCTTGGGATGCACATCTGTCCTATCCAGAATTGCGACGCAAAGTAATCGACGACTTTAAAGAGGTGGTGTACGGTGCGGACAACGATTTTGGTAAAGGACGAAAAGCGGACCTGTTACTTATGGAAGATAAGTCCGCTGGTATTTCCCTGATCCAAGAACTCCAAGGTGCTGGTGTACCGGTACGTGGATATAACCCCGGGCGCGCGGACAAAGTGCAGCGCCTAAACATCGTGGCACCTCTGGTGTCTAAGGGCAAAGTGTGGATCCCAGAAGATCCTAAACAAAAAGGCGACTTTGCAGATTGGACAAAACGGTTTTTACGTCAAGTGTGTTCGTTTCCTGAAGCGGGTGGGCATGATGATTACGTGGACTCTTTGTCTCAAGCATTACGCGTTTTGCGAGACTCCGGCTGGTTGCAACTAGACCCACTGCCACCACGCGACTATAGCTACGTGGATGATATCTACGGCAAAAAATTCGTCAACCCCTACATGCAGTAGGGCGAAAAATATAACCTTTGTGCATTAGTATAAATAGATGAACCTTATCAAAACTCCCCGTCAAATGGTGCTTGAGAAAGCTGGCGCACTGCCAGCTACTCCCGGCATGGTAAAAACTCCCCGTCAAGCAATGTTGCAAAACGCGGGTATGGTGCCGCATTTGGCAAAAGGTGGTAAGGGCAAAAAGATGACACCAAAGATGATGCGCGCGTTGATTGAAGAGCACACCAGCCCAGACAAACAGCAGCATCACGAAAAGATTATTTTGGCCATGTGCGAAGGCGCACGGGTAGCACATGAGCATTTCAAAAACAAGCAAAGCGATAGCGAATAATGGCACAACCACAGATTCCAATTCAAGCTGGCGGTAATCTTCCGGCCTTGGATAAAGAAAACGAAATTGATCAGATGTCAGATCAAAATGATCAACTCGAAGGATTTGAGGAAGAGTTTGATTTAGATCCAGAGTCCGCTGAACAAGAAGTGATTGAATTGGATGATGGTTCCGTTGTCATTAATTTGAAGGAAACCAAAGGTCCGCAAGAAGATCCTGAGTTTTACCAGAACTTGGCAGAGGTGTTTGATGAAGGCACATTGGACGCATTGGCCATTGAGTTTTTGGATTACATTGATGTGGACCGTGAGTCTCGCGCCCAGCGTGACAAACAGTATGAAGAAGGACTACGCCGCACTGGCTTAGGTAAAGACGCGCCCGGTGGTGCCACGTTTGATGGCGCCTCTAAAGTGGTGCACCCTGTCATGGCAGAAGCTTGCGTTGACTTTGCAGCATCCTCATCTAAAGAATTACTACCACCAGAAGGCATCGTTAAGTCTAACATTAAGGGCCAAGCTGATCAAGTAAAAGAAAACGCAGCCGAGCGTAAAGTCAACTTCATGAACTGGCAGCTCACTGAGCAAGTGCCAGAGTTTCGTGATGAAATGGAGCAGCTGCTCACCCAACTACCACTAGGCGGTTCACAGTTCCTCAAATGGCGCTATGACGCAGAACAACGTCGCCCAACATGCGAATGGGTACCAATCGACAACATTTTGTTGCCGTACTCATCAACCAATTTCTATACAGCATCTCGCGTAACCGAGGTGCAAGACATCACCGAAGATACATTTTTGCAACGTGTCGAGCAGGGTATTTACATCGATATTAATTCGCAGTATTCTTCAGATGCACCACTAAACGATCAGACCCGTTCTGAAAAAGCCAACAATAAGATCGAAGGCAAAGATATGCCATCGAAGAACATTGATGGCTTGCGTCGTATTTATGAGATTACTTGCTTTATCCGTTTAGAAGATGATCCTTTGACCGATGGTCGTAGGGCACCATACATTCTAACTATTGATGAAACAACAAGTAAAGTATTGGCACTATATCGCAACTGGGAAGCGAATGATGAGAAGCTCGAAAAATTGGATTGGTATGTTGAGTTCAAGTTCATTCCTTGGCGGGGTGCTTATGCTATTGGCCTTCCCCATCTTATTGGCGGCCTCGCTGCTGCTCTCACTGGTGCTCTACGGGCTTTGTTGGACGCTGCTCATATCAACAACAGCCAGACGATGCTTAAGCTCAAAGGTGGACGAATTGGTGGCCAAAGCGACAGAATTGAACCCACTCAAGTAATTGAAATTGAAGGCGCTCCGGGCGTCGATGATGTACGTAAGATTGCTATGCCGATGCCATTTAACGCGCCCTCTGGCGTGTTGATGGAATTACTAGGCTGGTTAACCAATGAAGCAAAAGGCGTAGTCACCACATCAGAAGAAAAGATTGCTGACGCTAATGCCAACACACCAGTTGGCACAACCCAAGCTCTGATCGAGCAAGGCGCTAAAGTATTCTCTAGCATCCACGCTCGCCTACATCGTAGCCAAGCCAAATCACTGGCCATTATTTCTCGTATCAATCATTGGTATTTAGATGAAATGGACAACGAATCTGGTGAAGAGATTGAGGTACGCGACTTTGCGTATAACTCAGATATTCGCCCTGTATCCGATCCTAACATCTTTTCTGAAACACAACGT